CATTTGCCTTCTGTTGCTTCATCGTGTTCGTGTCCGCAGACTACGCAAATATGTACTACTTCGCTCATTTTACACTCTCCCAAACTTGTTGATATGCCTCAGCGTGACGCTGTTCTACTTTCTTTAGTGCATGAAAACGCTTCTCTGCTTTAGCGAGAACTGCCTCGAATTGCTCAGCGTGTTCTTTACTCTCGGCTGTTTGTAGACGAGCTTCTAGTAAGGCTTCATCATTACCTTCACGCTCGGCTTCTTCTTCCATACGTGGATACATTTCTGTAAACTCGTGGGTCTCGCCTTCGATAGCTAACTCTAAGCAGTGCTTCACATCTGGCTTACCAATGAGTAGTTCAAGGTGTCCCCATGCGTGTAGCAATTCTTGGTCAGCAGTATGCTCGAAGTGCTTAGCAACATCTTCAAAGCCCTGCGCTCTTGCTAGTTTTGCGAAATAACGATACTTAGTATGGGCTTGCGATTCACCAGCGAACGCAGCCTCTAAGTTTTTGATTGTGATTGACATAATAGTTCCTTTCTATGTATGTTACTATTGTAATAGTATTTACACAAGAAGTCAACGCAAAAACCGCTTTTTTGACGAATATATTTTTATCGCTCCGATAGATAGAAACTAATAAGGGACCCGTAGGTCCCTCTATGTTATGCGAAGATTTCTAATGCGGTACCACATTCCGAACAAAACTTAGCAGTTGCTTTATTTTGTTTACCGCATGTGATGCACTTGGGCTTCTTCTTTACGGTCACTGCTTCCATTACTGGACGATTGTCGGGAGTCTCGCCCAACAACTTCAACACAATGGTATGCTTCTGTGATTCAAGCGCACCGATAGTAGTGGTTTGAAACTTCTGGTCACTACGACTGCCTGGTACAGTGATACCCACATCGTTAGCGGGCATCCAGTCCATAGTAGCCTGACCATCATGTGCGGCCTGTGCCGAGATATTCATGCTATTGAGTGTAGCACTAGTCGCACTAGCAGCCGCTGCCTTTGTTGCCTCACCCTTTGAGTAATCAACTCCACGTAGAACGCCGCCGACATTCATCTGTGAGATACTGCCACTTGCTGTTAATGAGAAGCGATCACCAGTACTACCGCTAACACCAGCGTTAGTAGTAGCGTAGAATGAATCACCTCCAGTACTAGCACGATATTCAGCGTACTTCGTCCAGTGATCATTCACGCCACCAGCGATGCTACTGCGCCATAAGGTATCGCTGATGTTGATGACAGGTCGAGGTAGTTCGTACTGAAATTCAATACGGACAAGACCGTCTTCTAGTTTGATACCACGAGGACCGTCTTCGATTGCCTTGATGCGTTCGATGAACTTGAGTTTGTTACCAGCGGAAAGATTGCCGTTTGCGATTGAACGCTCTAAGTTAATTTCTTGTCCTGCGTTAATGACAAGGCCACCTTCTACGATGTTTGTGCCATCGATGAAGACGTTTACTAGTGCTCGTTGGGTGTGGAGATTTTTTAGTAGTACTGAGTACTCTGATCCAAATGGCACATATACAGTGTCTTTGAATTCACGCAATAAGCGTCCGTTTGCCTTTATGGTGGCGACCATTTTATTATGATACATCATAATTTTCCTTTTAAACCGGCCTCTGTCAGAGCCGCAAATATTTTAAGACAGAAAGGTGAATGTTGACCTATTCAACATTCAGCAATCGATGTGAAATTATTTATCTTGTGTTTGTTCTGCTAGTAATTTTGTTGCCTTCTTTTCTGCCTGTAAGCGCATGGACTCAATTCTTCTCTGCTCACGCTCTTCAGGCGTGAAATCGCCTCTAAGTTTTTGAACTCTCAGTCCGAGAACTTTTCTTTTTCCCTTGACTGTGTATTTTACATCTTCTTCTATGTTTGAGAACTTATCGAACGAACTACGTTCCTCTGATGGGTATATTCTTGCTTCTTGTGGTAGTAAGCTAAACACTTTCCATGCTTCGTGCTTAGTGAACTCAAACCATTCGCCGTTTATTTTGCTATTGGCATATAACTCATGAAGTGCTTTCTCAGCATCATGTCTGTTGTGCGTTTTCCATACACCGATGATTTGAACTTTGAACGGAAGTAATATTCCTAAGTCACTTACTCGAACTTCCGGTGTTTTAGATTTTCCAATCTTATACCAGCCAAACAGCGGTGATCCGATGAAGTAAACGTAACCTTCGTCTCTAGTATTCATAGTGATTTATGCGTATGAGCCGTGATTTTCTATTGTCACTTCGCTCTTTGCTCCGCATACCGCACATTGATTCCAGTGTTCTGTATAACTAGTATTCAGGTAATCACCGCTGTAATAGTGGTCCTTGCGCTCAATCCTGTCATGAGGGCAATTGGCGAGAATAGCATTACGCTCGGCATTTAAATCTGCAAAGCGCTTACGTACCCTCTCTATCCGTTTATCTACTTTAGCGAGTTGTTGTTCAAATTCTGTCATGCTACTATTATCTCATAACAGAACACGGAGGTCAACTTATTTGGATGAACAGTTTTTACAGGGTGCGCTACGCTTAGTATCACAATTAGAACACGGCTTATGGAACATCCAATTACGTGATAGATACACTACCTCGTGTTTACCTGGCTTATCATCGCTACACTGCTTTTGCTTAGATTGGATCACTGGCATAATATGCCTCCTTGTCTATATACAACGCCGTAGCCTGACGTTGCGTTGACACGGACATAAAAAAAGCACCCGAAGGTGCTTTTTTTGGATCAATCCATGCTTAGAAGAACAAGAATAGACCGTTTAGACTTAGTACTAGACCGACGGCTGCTACACCAAAACTAGCCCAGAACATTGCCATACTAACTGCCAGAATAGAGGCTGATAGAACAACGATAGCTAGCTGATACGCGGTACTAGCATAACCGATCCATGGTGAACCTTTCTTAGCTTCTTCACGTGTAGCTTCCATAGCACGAGCTTCGGCCATGATTTCCTTCTTATCACTATCCATGCGCTCTTTTTCAGCCATGAACTCTGCTTTTAACTTAGGGTCAGTAGTAGTCTTTGCCGCTAGTTCATAACTAACACCACGACCTGCTTTGGCCTGATACTGCGCCCACTTATTGTTAGCGCCTAGTGTGTTAGTTAGTACAGTACTAGATAGCTTGCCGCCGTACCAACTATTCACTGCTAGTAGCAAGGCGAATACGGAGATAACCATACCAGCCTTATCTTTGATTTTTGCTTCACGCTCGGAGCGTGAGCCAACTGGTGCCTTAGGAGCATCCGCATCTTTAGGTTGCTTGTTTACTAGATTTAGTACTTGGTCGATTAGTGCCATGTTTAGGGTTCCTTATAATAGTCTAGTATTTATCTTTAATGGTTCTTAAACCACCACCACAGAGCAAACATAGTTAGTCCTCCAATAAGGGTAAAGAACGACACAATAATCAGTATCGCTTTAAACAATCCACGTCTCTCTAACCATCCTAACCACCATATAATTTCGTTTGTTGTCATCGTCCTGTCCACACTTTTGGTGCGGCCTCTAATCTTCTTTGTTCTTCTGTTTTCGGTATCATACCGGTTCCTAGATGCGGATACTTTTCAATTCTGTCGTGTACTACCCACACCATAGCTAGACCTATAACTGCTGCCGAGAGTACCCCACTGATACCGAGTACTATTTCTACATATAACTTTTGCATACGATTTTTACGGCGAACTCTGGCAGCCTCGTCAGCCTTCATCTTTTTAGCAACTAATACTTGTTGCTCAGCACCCATCTCCTTCATCATTGCTTCTACTTCTGTGTATAGGGCGCCGAGTTCAGGAGGCGATTGATAGACCATAAGTTCACGTAAGTCAACTGTCATTTGTTCTAGCTGTTTACGCATTAAGATACGCTGTAGGGCACGTTTACCTAAGGAAGCATCACCCGTATATACTTCATTTTTAGCTCTACGTTCTTCTTCATCAAACACCGCTATACACTTATAGTAGTTGTCGTAGTAAGCGCCCAGGTGCTCACCTATCTCCTGATAGATGCCAGTATGATGACCTTCATTAGCCTTCTTGTTGAGTTCGATAACGTTATTCTTTTCACGTATGAACTGATTGCGTTGTTCAACAGTGGCTGGCTTGTCGGGTGGGTGTAGTTTGTGAAACTGCTCGTCTAGGTCTTTAAGCACGTCCTTAACCTCTCCCGCGGCACCTTTTATGTCCTTGTAGAGTTTACAGCCTGCTTTAACAGCACTGACAGCACCGTTAGCAAGAGCAAAGAGCGTTACTGGATCCACCTATGACTCCTTTTATAGTTATTTTTATGGTCACTAGTATTTAGTTGATTTTGCTCAAAAAATATTGAGATAGTTGTCTTGGATGATAAATAGTCGCTTTCTTTGAACCGCCCCACCAAATAAATAGTTGAGGTAATCTCGACATATAAAAATAACAACAAGGAGCGAAGATGAAACCAACACTAACCAAGGTGGCTATCTTGGTCGGGCTTCTATACCCATGCTTAGCCACATCTCAAACATACGATAGTCAATCGTTAGTTAATACTAACAGCACTAGTACGTCTACCAGTACAATAAACAACGTCAATACCGGTACCAGTACTATCAACAATAACACCGCTGTTACCTCTACTAACGTAAACACTAACAACAACATCAATAGCGGCACCCAGACTATTAACAACAACAACGTTAATACTGGTACTATGACCTATAACAATAATAACGCTACTACCTCGACTAATAGCAATACTAACGTTAATACAAACAACAACATCAATAGTGGCACACAAACGTTCAATAACAACAACGTAAGTACGGCTACGACCACCACAACCAACAGCAATACTAACGTTAATACAAACAATAACATCAATAGTGGTACACAAACGTTCAATAACAACAACGTAAGTACGGCCACATCTACAAACAGCAACACTAACGTTAATACGAACACAAACACTTCTACCAGTAATAACGTGAATGCTAACACTAACGTTAATACAAATACCAACACTAGTACCAGTAACAACGTTAATACAAATACTAGTACAAGTAACAACGTGAATGCCAATACTAACGTCAACACTAGTACAAGTACCAGTAACAACGTGAACACCAACGTTAATACTGGCACAATGACCTACAACAACAATAACGCTAGTACAAGTACATCAAATAACAACAACGTTAATACAAGTACTAACAACAACGTTAACCAGAACATACAGAGTGGTAGTATTACTAACAATAATAACAACGTAAGTCAAAGCACAAGCACTAGCGCTAACACTAACGTTAATCAAAATACTAGCGCTAGTACAAGCAATAACGTTAATCAAAACGTACAGACAGGTGACATGACTAACCGCAATATCAACACAACCGATATCACTCAGCGTGTTATTCAGCCGCCACCAACTGCTGTTGCGCCCGCTATGATGAGCGGCGGTAATGCTGACTTATGTACAACTGGTACTTCAGGCAGCGTACAAACTCAAATCTTCGGTATTAGTAGCGGCGGCACAGTGCGTGATATGAACTGTGAACGCTTAAAGTTAAGTAAGACCTTATACGACATGGGCATGAAAGTTGCCGCTGTGTCTACAATGTGTCAAGATCGTCGTGTATTCGACGCTATGATGGCCGCTGGTACACCATGCCCATACGAAGGCATGATCGGCGCTCAAGCTAAAGCACAATGGGACGCTAACCCTGACAAACTACCTAAAGTCGAAGAGGAAAAAACAGATGACACTTATAAGAAACTTGGTATCGGCACTCTGCTTGGTATCGTTATTCACAATCTGTTCAAGTTCTAAAGCACAAACACTCGGCGCTGGTACTACTGGTAATCTAATGGTAGGCGCCTGGCAGGGCAATGCTATTAATAGTGGCTGGCAGGGTCAGATAAACTGGGCCCCGGATATGAGTAATGGTTACTCGAACTGGGCAACTAATAACGTGTTGTCTGGAAGAGAGTCCGTCAACGGCGTTTCTATCGGCACATTTAGTCCATACTCTGTTAACTTCGGTAACAATATGTCTACTATCTGGCAGAACATCAATGTTAAGAATGCGTTGAATAGTACTCAGACGGGCTTACAAGTAAACGGATTCAGTTACTCTATGAACTGGAAGAACGGCAATAACTGGGACAACGCTATGACCGACCAGTTATATACGTTCGTTAATGTTATTGACGCTAACAACAGAACGATTGATAGTAAGAACTACAATCTAAGTTATCATACTGGCGAACGCTGGTGGTTCTCTTCATGGACAGATACGTTCAAGACGCCATACGCTGCCGATCAACTAAAAACCATTCAGTTCGGATTCACTGGTAAAGACAACAACGGTAACTGGTGGGGTTACTACGGCCCTGAGCTAGCTAACATCAACTTTAGATTAAACTATTCTATCGACCCATGCGTTGCTAACCCTCTAGCACACTCTAATTGTAGTGGTTACAGCGCCGCTCTAGCAAAACTCTCTAGTCCCGTAAAATCTGCTACAACGACTGCTGGTGTACCCGCGATTACATCATCTACAGGTACATCAACATTTACTGGTGTACGTGATAGTACAAATACTAACTATACTGCTACTAGTGTGGGCGGTGGTACATTATCTACTACCGGCACATTTCGCATCAACGACGGCTTACCACAAGCAACTCGTGATAGTATTCAAGCATCTTCTAGTACTACAAATACTATAACACAAACAACAAACACTACAGTAACAGGTAGTAGTACTAATATAACCGGCACTAGTAGTACTAGTGCACAAACAGATACTACAAATACCAGTGGTACTACCACAAACACAACTCAAGCAACTACGACACAAACAACACAAACTACTGATCTAGTACAAACGGCATCTCAGGCACCGATCGCCAGTACTCAAGTAAGTAATCAGTCGGCCACAAGAGCAGTTGTTCCTGTGGTAGCTGTCGCCGCTCAATCTATTCGAGGTGCCGCTCAGTCACCTTCCATTCAAACACCAGGCTTTAATATGTACGGTGGTACCGCTGGATCCCCTCAGCCAGCGATTCAGTCATCGACACAATCATCAGCAGGACTTCAACCTCTAGCGGGTGCCCAAGTTATTACCGGCGTTCAATCTCCATCGATGCCTCAACAGCCTCAATCTCAATCAACGTATTCAGTAGTTGAGCAACAACCTTCTAATACCGCTAATCAATCTGTCGTAGTGCCGTTTAGAATTGAACTAGTTAAGCAAGGCGGTAGCGGCGACGGTATCGCTGTGTTCGTTCCTCCAACCAGTTTCTCTATGCCAACAGAGAGTAGTCAGTCGAACCCTATGACTGCCTCATATGGATTCTCAAATAACCCGGTGTCTATCTCCGCTCGCAGTGAGTTCACAGAACAAATGAGTACTCAACAAGTTCAACAGGAGCAACCACAGCAACAGCAGATTGCTATGTATCAACCTGTTAAAGCACAATCGATGACCGAGAGTAGACAAGCGGAAGTTCAACAGCAACCAACTTCAACTGCCGTGTCGCCAGTGGGCAGTAAGACTAACCCCGTTAGTGAAGCCATCGGCCCTAAAAAAGAAGTTGAGACCGCTATTGAAGTAAAAGTAGAAGTAGCTACAACAGTAAAGACTAATGTAGCACCGAATGAATTGTCTATGGGAATTGATACCTCTACTATACAGCCAGGTGCGCCTACCTTAGACAAATATATTAACGCATCTCTAGTTGATGCGCCGTTCTATAAAGTAGACACGATCTACAAAAATCAATTCGTTGTTGATAATGCTAGAGCCCAACGACTACTAGGCCGTGGCAGCGAATTAAAGTGGCAACAAATCGTTGATAGTCAATACAAAATAGGAGAGTAAATGTTCGAGTTCTACAAAGATTACATAAATAATAGTATGGAGACTACTATGATTTACTTGTATCTAAAAGAACATAAACAGACTGGCATGAAGTACTTGGGACAAACTAAAAGAGACCCGTTCAAATACAAAGGTTCTGGTAAGTACTGGCGACGACACATCAAAGCACATGGCAATGATGTGACTACTACTATTCTAGGCGAGTACAGTAATAATGAAGAACTTAGAAAAGCAGGCGAGTATTACTCACAGTTATGGGACATAGTAGATAGCGACGAGTGGGCCAATCTCAGACCGGAAACTGGAGATGGTGGCGGTGACCCAAGACTATGTGAGGCGTATCAAACAAAATGGAAAGAGGGAGTATTCGGTAGAAGTGGCGAAAACAATCCAAACTTCGGTAGAACAATGAGTGACGAGAATAAAAAAGCGATGAGGGAGGGTTGGGAGAAACGTCTGAGGGAAGGTCACGCTCCATGGAACGCAGGTATGACTTACGATGAGAGTATGCTTGAACGACTAAGAGTTCCACATCCTAAGGCAAAAGGCTCAACTCAAACAAAAGAACACATCGATGCTAGAAGTAAAGCACTAAGAGGGCGAGTACCAGGCTTCGTTGGTAAAGAGCATACTAATGAGACTAAACAGGCTCAGAGGGAAGCAGCATTACGTAGACCAAAGAAACAATGTACACATTGTAATAAGACGGTCGCAGTAAACATTTATTCACGCTTCCACGGTGATAAATGTAAACACAAATAAAGGAAAATAAAATGGCAGAAGATAATAAGAACCTTGATGAAAAGGTCGATCAGTTAGAAGACGCAGCAAAGAAGTACGCAAGTAAAGATACAGTTATCTCAATTGGAGGGTATGAATTTACACCAGCTAAGTTGATGGTGGCATTTACTATTGTTAGTGGTGTGATAGGAACATTGTATTCCGGGTTCGAAGTCTACAAAGACTATATGAGTATGAAAAAACGTATCGCTGAATATGTAGCACCTGATCTCAGCGTATTCGATAAGCGACTAGCAGTAATCGAAGAAAACTCACAAAAAGCTACCGACTATACTCGTGATATCAAAAACGACTTGAAACAAGACGTTCGAAGACTAGAGACTGTAGTAGAGGGCGTAGAGCGGTCACAAAAGCAAAGTGCCCGTGAAATTGACCAGCAGGTTCGTGAAGTTCAGCAAGAATTACGCAAAAATGGCAAAGAAACTGACCAGGCCATCAAGCAAGTCCAGCGTGAAGTCGATAGTAAGATACAGAAAGCTATAGATAATCCCCTGGCTGGAAAGTAATTGAGATAAATACTTCATAAAGGAACATTTATGAAAATCAGCGAAATTACTAACGAGGGCATTATTGGTAAGACTATTGGCGGCGCTATAGGCGGCGGTCTATCTGGTATAGGTGGTACAATCGGCGGTGGCGCCATGTTAGGACCAGCCGGTGCCGTCGCAGGTGGCGCACTAGGCGGATACCACGGCATGAAGTTAGGCGCTGATGTAGGTGATGCTATCGGTGATTGGGTCAGTGATGCTTTTTCTAGTGCTCTACAAGCATTAGGCGGAGATAAGAAGAAGGCAGCAATGAAGGTAGCACAGGATGCCAAGTCTCAAGTAAAGAATGAGGAAGAATACAAAGCTGTTATGGATCGACTTAAAAAAGTAGGGATGATTAAATAACATGGATATCGTTGAAATTCTAAAAACTATCAAAGAAGACTGGGCATTACTGGTCTTCTTCTTTACGCTGGGCGGTTTCTGGTGGCAAGGCAAGGCATGGTTCAAGAAGATCAACGAAACACTAACGCAGGTAGGCGCAGATCACGCTCAACAAAACAAGAGCTTAGCAGAATTACACATAAAAATAGATAACTTAGACGAACGAGTAGATAAGCTAGAACTAGCTACTACTAGACTACATGAAGAGCTTCATGATGCCGAAGTTCAATTAGCGGTTCTACAGAGCCGTGATGTAAACGAAGATAAAGCAATTCGTCGCATCTCAAGACGAAAAACCGGATAATCCTCTCCATATCTAGTTGCGATAAATACTAGAATATGAGAGCTAAAGAAATCACCAAGAATCACTGGACACTATTAGTCAATGATAGTGAGAAGCATCTATGGTCCGAGGACTTGATGAATCTAGTAAAAAACGCATATCAACATACGAACTTAGGTAGTTTCATCAACAGTGCTAGTGAAGTACAGTCAAGTGACTGGGTAGCACTAGATTGGGACAGTGAGCCTGATATTGATTGTACGGTATTCTATCGCAGACCTCGTCAAGGCGAACAATGGGCTGGTTACAAGATTCAGGGTATCGGTCATGACGGCAATAAAGAGTCTAAACAACGAGTAATCGCTCGTGTAAAGAACTTATTGAGTAAGAAGGGTGTATGGATCGAAAGTAGTGATGCTTTATCTCGCACACTAGGTAGATTAGGGCTACAACCCGTAACTGATGAGAGCGTACTGCACACATTATTCCCTGGTAGTGAACTACAAATACTGAACAACGGTGAGTATCGTCGTAAAGCAGGCGGTCGATGGGTAACAGAACAGGTATTCGGTATACCTATTGTGGGGAAATAAATGAGAGCGCAAGAATTTTTAATTGAGTTATTTGACAGTGGTAAATCATATCAGTGGGTCACTAGAGACACTGATAAGGATATAGCCAGGTTTGTCGTTGGTGGCGTTCCCTATACATTTACAGCAGAGGCAGATGGCAATCCAGAAAATGGACACTGGGTGGTCGACTTCAAGGATGATACTGGTACTGATGAACATTCAAGATTTGGCCTTACTGGAAGAGGTAACTCAGTGAGAGTCATGTCTATCGTTACTGATATAATGCGTGAGTTTATATCTAAGCACGGTAATAATATCAGATTCTTGGCTTTTCAAGCAGACGAAGACGAACCATCTAGATTATCTCTATATCTTAGAATAGCGAAACGCTTGTTGCCTAACTGGATACCTGATGGTAATAGTAAAATTTATTGGCTGTACAACCCCGAGTACGATGAACGACGAAATAATCTCGAAGAAGGCTGGAAAGACTGGGTTGCTGGCGGAGCAATGGCTCTAGGTGCCTTAGGCGCTCATGGTGACGCAACCGCTGCCACTAAACATCAAATTAACAAGCCAGCTATCTCGCAACAAGCTAAAGCTCCTGCTAAACAAGCAGTGAAGCCAGGTAAGTTAGCACATCGAGTACAACAAGTTGCTGTACCAAAGAAGATTACTCCAGAAGAGAGTCGTGGCGGCCAAACACCAGAACAACTAAAAGCATACATTCAAGCGTGTGCTGAACGATATCTACCGGCAGAAGAAGTCGCTCGTTTCATGGGCGAAGTAGCACACGAGACCGCTAACTTCACTAGTATGGTAGAGAAGAACCCAGAGAAAAACATTAAGCACTACGGTAAGCGTGGCAACCCTCTTGGTAATAAAGACATGAACGATGCGTGGCGGTATATCGGCCGTGGTTACTTACAAATCACAGGGAAATACAACTACAAGCATTTCGGTGACAAGATTAGACCAGGTCTAGGTGACGAACTATTAGCTAACCCTGACATGGCTATGCGTAAAGATGTGGCGGCTGCTTTAGCAGTCGTATACTGGCGTGAGCGTGTAGCTCCTAAAATGCAAGCTGGCGCCAATAGTAAAGAAATCGCAAAAGCAATCAACGGCAGAAAGCCTAAGGGATTAAAAAGTCGTGAAGAGAAGACAAAGCAAGTAGCGGCAGCAATGAATAAACAAAAGAGCGTAATATGAGATACCATGAAGTAAATGAACAAGTAGTAGACGAAGCACCAATGAACCCTAGAGCATTCGCTAAAAGTATCGAAGCTGGACAGAACAAGGGTGTTCAAGTAGGCTTCGAGTTTGAAGTTTGTATCCCCAGTAACAGCGTCAAGCAGTGGAAGAATGAACCACAAGCACCTGAGCCAAATAGATTCAATCCCGCTGATGATTCATGGATTGAAGGCAAGACTATCTCCGATTTATGGGCAGGCTTCACTAGATACGGCAGACGCGGTATCAGAGAAAACATCGAAGATTTGTTTAAGAACAAGGCAGCTACTGCTCGTGTTGTTGGCGGCTCTAATGTATGGACAGTGTATGGTAAATGGGTAGAGGATCAAGTTAAAGAATTTCAGCGCACACAAAAGAGTACTGTCATTAAGAAGATGAAAGAACTGTTTAAGAATCCAGTTCTAAAGGAAAAATTCACTGATCATAGCGGTAGACACGACAATAGCGCAGAAGATCAACGCACACTTAAAGATGTAGCACTCGAAGAACTCAAAGAGAAAACAGGCTTAGATTTCAGTGGCAAGATTAGCGCGGCTGAATTGAAACAAGCACTACCTGGCATTCGTGAGGCAATGAGTAGAATGTATTATCGTACTCATGGTCCAGTTGATAGATTATTCATGAACGTTGCTGAGGCAGATATCGATGCTGTCAATCAATTTCGCTCAACTATTCAATCACCTGGTCGATACGGTGACCCAGCAGCCGTCGAACAACACGCTCAAGTATTCTCACGATTCTGTAATGAAGTATACGGCACCGACAATCTAAAAGAATTGTTGAAAACTAAGTGGGCATTCCGTGGCAGAACAAACAACGCAACACCAGTACTAAAAGAAAAGCTATGGTACTTCGTTACACCAGAAGCAGAAGCACCAGAGTCACTACAACCACGCTATCGCTATCGTGATGATACACCATACAAAGATGGTGCTGATTTCTTGAAAGCTAATCTAAAAGATAGCTTCGGTGATAACATGGTAATCTTTACTGGCTATCACCAAGATACTAAGAAGTTAGATAGATGGTACATTGAACCGGATGGAAGTTTACGCCCTAGTAGTGGCGATTACTCAGCAGAAGTAGTATCACCGCCACTAAAAGCCAAGGACGCTATGTTCGCTCTAAAGAAGTTCTATGAACACGCCGCTGGTATGAAACTGTATACTAACGATTCGACGGGTTTACACATCAACGTTAGTATTCCTGATACCTTAGACGTACTCAAACTAGCACTATTCGTAGGTGATCAGCACGTACTAAAAACATTCGGTCGTGAGAACAATCGCTATGCTAACAGTATCTTACAATCACTAAAGGGTAGAGCGGATAGAGTTAGTGGTACACCGGATGAAATGAAAGACGAACTCGCGGACATCGCACAACGATTAAGCGGTGATCACTTCGCAACAGTAAACTTCAACGGTAAGTATGTATCATTTAGACACGCAGGCGGCGACTATCTATCAAAGTTAGGTGAGATTACTAACACCGTTGGTCGCTTTATTCACGCCATGATTATTGCTAGTGACCCTAACATGTATCGTGATGAGTACATCAAAAAAGTAATATCATTAGTAGACAAGACTAAAAAGCCAACCAATAATGATCCTAGAATGGATATCAGAACAAACGGCATCCCTGCTATCTCCATGGACTTTGTGTTATTCAAAGATGATAACGGACAAGTAGAGAACGCAAGAAATAGTGTAGCCGCATGGTTGACTAATAATGTCGATGCTCAATTCTATCTAGTGCCATCTGACGGTTCAGCAGAGCGCTTAATGAGAGCTAACGGACTATCAGCGTCTACTCGTCAAGCCATTAGCGATGCTGGTGAAGCAGGTTGTGTACGTGCTATCGTATACCCAACTAACAGTCGTGAATTAGATACAGTTCGTCATGTCATCAGCCGCGATAACGGCAGCCCTGGTGTAGTGGGTTCACCCTTCGGTGTGTATGATGGCGGTACTAGATATAACAGTGGTCGTCCTAAGGTAGCAGTTGGTGCTATGATGCCAATCAAACTATCCCGTAAAGATAAAGCCTTCGCACAAGCATATCGAGGTATTGCGGGTGGCGGCGAAACAAGTAGATTGCCTCTACCTGAATCTGACGAATAAATACAGCATGAGATTCGACCAAATTATTCAAGAAGAACAGTTAGACGAAGCCCGTATGGGCCAGTCTGACCTAGACACATTCATCAATAGCCCAGAAGCACAAGGTATCAAAGCAGGCTTTGAAGCGGAACTATGCTTTGTTGGTAAAGGTGGCGGCGGTTATGATGATAACAGTTACCCAGAAGCAGACTACGATACTGACGAGCGCACTGGCGATATTGATGATATCTGTCTCTTCTTTCATGATGGTGACTACAATGGCCGCCGCGATATTCAATCCTTACGTGAGTCGCTACAAGAAGCATACTGGGAGTGGCGGGATGAACAGCTGGGTGATGCCTGGCACGAAGTACGTGAAGAAGTAGTGCGTGAATATATTGAAGAAAATGATTACACAGAAGATGATGAAATCGAAGCATATCTAAGAGACCACTTAGATTTAGAAGACGAAAAAGTAGATGCTATTCTTGCTAGTGGCCCAGAAGACAAAGAACTATATGCTATCTACTTAGAAGCTGTTGATTATGCCAAAGATCAACTAGATGAACTAGTCAAACAATCACTAGATGACCAAGACCGTAGCTATGAACTTGCCCGTGAAGAGTGGGAAGAAGCTCATTCGGATGAGTACGATGAACGTGAATGGTTACGAAGTGCTGGCTTACGTTACATGAGTGATGTTGAGCGTGAGTATGATATTCAATGGCCACACTATACGCATCCAGAAGCAAATGAAGAGGGCTTCAATGAAGAAAACGCTACTCAATTAGCTGATAGCTTACAGAATGATTTGAATGTTGAGGTAGTTGTTGGCGGTGGCTATCACAGTGTCAAGCGTACTCCAACACGTTGGATTATCGAAGCTGATAGTAGCTTAGAGGCAGACAGTGGTGATATGCCAGCAGAAATTATTTCACCTCCAATGCCACTTGGTGAATGTCTACGCAAGATTCAAGAGTTCTTTATGTGGGCTGATAGTGAAGAAGCATATAGTAATGAATCAACAGGCTTCCACGTAGGCGTATCACTACCTCACGTTGATGGTCGTGTAGATTTTGTGAAACTAGCCCTATTCTTAGGTGACCAGTATGTACTAGATCAGTTCGGTAGAAGTAGTAACTACTACTGTAAGAGCGCATTTGATAAAATCAAGAATTCAGCACACACCGCTAACGTAGAGTCAGCATTTGAATTGATGCGTAAGGGCCTAATCGAACTAGCAACTAAGACACTCAAGCAAACTAGTGGCCATGGCAAGTATACTTCAATCAACATGAAGAATGACTATGTAGAGTTCCGCTCAATGGGTGCTGAGTATCACACTAAAGTACCTGAGATTATTGGTATGGTCAAGCGTTACGCTTATGCTATGCACATTGCTGCTCGTCCAGATTTATTCCGTGATGAGTATGCTAAGAAGCTATATAAGATGTTGTCTCGTACTGCTGATGAAGATAGTGTAGCACTATTCTCTCGTTTCAGTAGTGGCAACTTATCTAAACAGGAACTAGTAGCACAACTCAAGGGTAGAAATCAAGAGCGACAAGCCCTGAAGCAGCCTGCTAATCAAAACGCATGGCAAATCTTCAATCGTTCTAACAACAGTGTAGCTGCCGAGTTCATCGCATCTAACGAGAATGTTGCCCGTCAGAAATTCCATGATTACTTACAACAGCGTTCTCTAAACCCACTGAACTATATGCTACGTAGGGCAGTTGAGCCACAGAACACTGGTCAATTTACCGGCGAGTGGAAACTAGTAAACGCTGAAGGCAGAGAAGTTTATCGCTTTGGTGGTGTCGGCAACAGTCAAGCAAGTGCTAACGAAGTAGCTTCTCGTTGGTTACGTAGTCAGGGCGTCATTGACAGTTCCGAATATGATGTTCTACCGGTTATGGCATAACAGTTTATCCAAATGCTATTGACTGCCATATAATAAGTGCTATACTAATACTATGTCGAAACTAAGACCAACGGCGCCAGAATTTACTTACGAGGTTATTACTCAAGAGGATCCGGAAACTGGCGATCTAATTCTACCAATACCACCAGAACTTATGCGTGAAATGGGCTGGAAAGAAGGTGACGAACTTAGCTTTGACCAAGACGACCAAGGTCGTTGGGTTATTAGTAAAAAACCATGAGCTTCGTCTATACAACACATCCATCTATAACATCATCAGCTACCATCTCGGTATCAGGTATTCAACCTACCAGTTCCATCACAACAACCAGTAGCGCACTCAACAATAGTTATATTACTATATCTGGCTCAAATGGCATGAGCTACGATGACTTTAAACCAAATACTCTACACGTAAGAGGTAAATCTGAATTTGAAGATGACGCTAACTTCTCAGGCAACGTCACAATCGATGGTGTAAACTTAGCTCAATCTATCAAAAACATAGAAGCAAGACTAAATATTCTTCGTCCTAATCACAATCTTGAGAGTGAGTGGGATGAATTACGTGAGCTTGGCGAACGATATCGCCAATTAGAACGGGATATGCTGGAGAAATTGGCTCTGGTAGATACCCTGAAAAAGAAGTACTAAAGAGGAAACGATGAAAGAAACAGCCAATGGCTAAAGAAGACGTTATCACCATCGATGGTGAAATTGTAGAGGTTCTACCTAACACAATGTTCAGAGTGAAATTACCTAACTTTGAAAAGCCTATATTAGCCACAATCTCTGGCAAAATGCGAAAGAACAACATTAAAGTTCTCGCAGGCGATACAGTCGAAATAGAAATGTCACCGTACGATATGAATCGCGGTCGCATCTCTCGTCGTAGATAATATACGCATATTTAATAACGGTCACCCAATGGTGACTGTTATTGCTTGTCCGCTATCCACGATAAATAATACATCAAGGACATCCTATGAAAATAAATGACATTATGAATGAAGGTCGCTGGGACCGCCGTGACGCATATCAGCGTGATTATGACAGTAGCGTAAGTGGCTTTGGTCGTGGTCACCGTGACATGGACGATGAGGCAAACTTACTGTATATCTATCGTGATGGTAGAGTAATGCAACGCATGGTAGGCAACCACGAAGAGCGACAGGCACGTAGGGAAGGTTATCGTGATACACCAGAGCAAGCACTAAAACTACACAATATCATTCGTAGTAAGTTCGACCCTAAGAAGTGGGTACAGAAACAAGGCGAGAAGTGGGTACAAGTACACCCATTCGGTAAGCCAGAACTAGAAGAAGCCGAAGTTGATATGGAAGAGCCACAACAGGAAGCACCAGCAATCAGATATGGTATGCCTGGCTTCGATGACCGTGAGCAACCCGTACAAGAGACTATCGTAAAGAAGGGTGATGAGTACGAGGTTCAATCTAAGAGTGGTAAGAACCTAGGCCGTAGCGATACCAAAGCTGGCGCAGTTAAACGCCTAGGCCAAGTCGAGTGGTTTAAGAAGCACAAGTGATATGAAAATAAATGAAATATTAACAGAGGGCAGTGATGAGCGTAAACAGGCGGCTCTATGGGCACAAATCACTAAGCACGAACAGGCGGCTAAGAAATCTAAAGACCTAAAGCAACAACATCACTTAAAGATGGCTGACCAATTGCGTAGTCAGTTGAAGACTAACGATGATATCGAAGAAGGTTGGAAAGATACTGCTACATTACTTGGCGCACCAGTCGTTGCTGGAGCATTAGCAGTTGGCGCTCAGCACATCGATGACCAGAAGCCTCATGTCCAGGTAGGCGGACAAAATGCGATGATTGTTCAATATGATTCTAGTCGTATTCCTGACAATGCTATGATGCTTAAAGGCGCTGATGGTAAGATGTATCGAGTATGGCAACAATCAGGCAAGGGCATGAACAAAATGACGTTAGCATCACCAGCTCACCCTCTAAAAGAATTTGCCTCGGATGATGGCGATGACCGCCCTAAGTTTATTCCTTGGGTAGACTTTATCGAAGGTGTCAAGGGTATCGTAGGTAAGGAATTTGAATGTGTAGAGAACGTTGTTAAGTCTACAATCAAAGCCCGTTTTGTCCCACATGATCCAATGGAGTTTGGACCAACAATGCTTTACTCATACTATGAGACTAGAGCAGGCGGCCGTAATAAGGGCGCTGTGAGTACACGTGGTAGTATTCAAGTTGGTAATTATTATCCAAACACATCTGGTTTAGGTGACAGAAATTTCATAACTGGCTTCAATTTATTGAAGGGTCACCCGTTCGAACGTCACTTTGATTTGACACCTGAAAACATCAGTAAGATTGCCTCAATCATCTTGGGTAATACTAAGGGTGCTTACAAGATGCCTTAATAGGTATCTCAATATAGAAAAAGGCTCCCTGAGGAGCCTTTTTACTTTCTAACACGATGATACTTTGATTTGGGTTTTTGATTAAACTCGCTATCAACATAGTACTGAATCAGTCTACGTTGTATCATGGTAATCAGGTCACCCTGCTCGTCATCTATGATGAATCGAACAGGGCAATCTTTCCATGTACGATTCGCATTGAACTCTGCGAACCACCGACGATGCTCTACATTGTAAGCATCAAACTTGACCCATGGTCTGCCGTGGTAGGCAAGTAAACTCATGCTTACTCGGCTACCGTTTCTGCGGCCAAAGCGGCTGCTACGATTTGCTCAGCGGTAACATTCTTTTTAGCACGAGACTTGATTGAGTCGAGGCTGATATCTTTAGCCTTGACTTTAGGTGCTTTAGGAGTCTTAGGAGTGCGAGGAGCTTTTGGTGATTTAGAACCAAGTGTCTCGCTAATTAATGCTTGGTCAGCGGCGGACTGAAAGTCGGCATGAGCGGCCAAGAACTTACAGGCGTCTTCTTTAGACATTGGTGATGGCAACTCTACGAAGTCTACACGCTGTGGTGCTAGACATTGTTCGGAAGGTTTGTGCCAAATCTTCTTGGGATTATTCAACATTTTGACCAAACGAATTAGGTCAGTGCCGAAACGAACTTTCTCAACAGTAACAGAACCGGCAGAGTGTTTAGTTAGGCCGGCAACGGTGAAGAGCTTTGAAGTCATAAGTTTTCCTTTAAGAAAAATACCCGGGGATTTGATAGTTGAGGTGAAGCCGGGACATTCAACTCAACTTGTTTATCTATTGTAACAGGAATGGCAGTCATTGTCAACCGTTTTCTGCTACGAGGTGATCCATTATTTCAGTTTAGTTGCTTTCATCATAAAGACTTGATGGGCGAACATTTCCGTTCCGTTGAGTTTGGATCGTTGTCCGCCACGGTTACTTACTGATCCTTTAATGTTGGGCCAGGTACGCTCAGATTTGCGTGGGGCTTTGTATTCACACATGGTGATTTTAACAGCGGTAGTAGTCATTTCAGTTCCTTTGCTTTATCAGTTTCAATACAAGTATTGTAGCAGGTATTCCATTTATTGTCAAATTTTGGGCAATAAAAAGCCACCCGAAGGTGGCTTAAAAGTAGTACTTATGGTTTAAGCCATAACTTTATTACTTTTGTTTCTGTTATAGCTTTTGAGAACCATTTTCAGATTGTGCTTTTCAGTGATACCACCGGCATCAATTCCCAACTCATGGGGAATCGTATGGTCACATTCCATGTCCTCAAACGCGGCCTCTACGCCAGTAGCCGCACACTTACCTTCTTGTTCTCGGTACAGTTGTTCACGCATTTTCAATGATGCTGTGCGGATAGGGTCTTTAATTTTGAAGTATTCTTTTAGGTCAAGTTTACTCAAAATCATTTGGACTGGGAACATGAGTGTGGCATAATCATAACGATACTCGTTCAAGTTCTTAGAAAACTTCTCACCAATCGTTTGATTGCCGTCGTAGTTACGTGAGTCAAAGCCATTCCATACGAATTGCTTTGAGTAGTTGTCAATGATATCATCATAGATAGCACGAACTGCTACATAGAAGTCATAGTCGGTATGACCTGTATCTGTCCTGAAGGAGATAGTATTGCCATATTCGTTTAGCATATGATAGCGCAAACGCACAAACAAGTTAGCTTCCTTCACTGGCATTTTAGATACGCCAGGGAAGTGACGGTTACGACACTTTGCCATCTTTTCGATGAATGTCAAGATACCATGAACGTGAGTTGCCGCCTTATCTACGATAGCTTCACTTGGGTTAGAATCGTATAGGTGATCCAAGTGACCGTGGTCAGTAGTGACTACATTACCTTGTCCATTGATGTAGTACAGGAACAAACGAGCGACCCATTCTTCTTGAGCCAAACCATTGTTGTTAAAGCCAACATATGAATAGTTGAACTTGACAGCACTCTTGCCTACTTTAACTTCATACTTGAACAGATTATGGCAGTTTTCATCAAAACCATCAACCTCACGAACTGTACAGCGAATTGCGTTTGCTAACGGTGTGTCGCCAGCCGCGTTTCGATTCTCTTGTTCGTTTACTTGGGTAGATTTATTCAAATCACGGAAAATCTTTGCCTTCTGACGGCCTGAAAGATTTTCATAGATACACATTGGAATCTCAATATCATAGAACTCTTCCTGTTCTGCTTTAGAGAAGTCCTTGAAATATTTGTATTTGCCTTTGCTGACCTCAATTTTGAACTGATTGTCAACGAAGCCTAGAATAGCACGTTTGCGGTGACCACCGTCAATACTTTCATACTCATAAGCGAATTCATAATCACCACCGTCATTTGCGGGAAGATGATTTAGTGTGATTTGTCCGGTGCTTTGACCGCCGTCATGTAGCATTGATTCGACAATCTCAATGTATTTTTTATTGTCACCTCGAGAGAGGCCACGAGCCAGTCGCTGATGTACTGGGTTGGTGTCGATTTTAGATTGACTGTTTACGAGAGTGCGAACGGTCCATGGGAGGTAGCTATACTTTTTAGCCATTTTGATTTCCTTTGTAAAATATTAAATCACGCTGATAACCCTGTGTCATCAGAATGATGTTGAGATGAACTTCACTTCAACTCAGCCAGAGAGGGGTGTATTTTCTCTAGCTGATGGATGTATTGTACAAGGATTTTTCTTTAATGTCAACTATTCCGTCAACCAAAATTATTTTATTTGTCAAAAGAGAACAAACTAGGATTACCGAACGGATTGTAACCCTTACCAGTGACTACATTCCCGAACAAACCGTTGATGTTGTTGATCCATGCCGCCTTACTGTGCTTAGCTTTAGTAGCCTCAGAGATAGCAACACGGTCAGCATAAGTTAATGAGTTGAATGTGTTTACCGCATTGATAACATCTTGCTTAGTAGAAGATTTCTTCAATTTAGTCACGTGTGATGGACTAGCCGCAATCGCCTCACTTGCGTGTTTGTTGGAGCTATCGGTTAGTAGAATCGTTGGTACACCGTGACTCAATGATTCTAATGCTGTGATGCCCCATGATTCGAGCGCCCAGGTTGACGCAAAACTACCAGACTGTGCTACATACTTCATGTTCTCACTATGCGCTAACCCGTACTGAGTATGCTGTGGTGGTTGCCAGTTTGCGTTCTTCTCTACATAATCGTTGTGTTCGTCCGACTTATATTTCTGTGGCTTACTTGTTAGTACAAGTGATGACAAGTCACTACCTTCTAGTTTCTTGTGGATCCAGAAAGGATCTTTAGATGCAATGTTTCTACCGATAGTAGATAGGTTATATAAGACTTCTTCGTTCGGTGCCGCATTCTCGTCAGCAAACGCAGGATTAACAAATCCCTGAATGTTCTTTAGTGAACGATTGTGTAGTCGAAGACAGTTTTCATCATAGAAGTCTAGTTGATTCTGACTGACAAAGTAAAGTTCAACACCTGCGTCCATCATCTTTAGTAGGCCTTCGCAAGTTCCCTGTAGCATCATCGTGCGTTCCAATGGCTCATGGTGAATATGGATAAGTTTGATGCCATACTTTAGTAGACCATTAGAGAGTGAGGTGTTAGCGGCGTTTGTTAAGATAACATCGGGTTGATGTTCTTCTACCCAGTCACGGATAATTGTGCTGGCGTCTTTAGATAGGCGCTCGTCTTTGGGGATAGGTACTGGTATGATGCCAGGAATGTTTTGATACAGGAGTTGTTGGAAGCGTTCAATACCCCCGAGAACGACACTACTATCTAGGGTGTGGCCACGTAGACTTACATACGGTAATAGAATTTTCATAAATACTATTATATCATTACTACTCGTAATGTCAACTGTTTTGGAAATAAAATGAATATTAATGAAGTAACTAGATCCAATCTAAGAGCACTATCTAGAGGACCTGAAATTGACAGTCACCACGATGAACTTTCTCCTGAACGTGATGATATCAGAACGAGAACTCAATACGCCGGCACTAGAGGTTCTGGAGCTACTGGTTATTCTGATTTATCAGACAAAGATTTATATAACAATCATCCTAGATACCCATCACACAGAGGTATAACAGGTGACTTTAAGAATTTCGCTGAGAAATTTTTTGATGAGGCAAAAACTAGAGGATATAAACCAGAGGTAGTCGTAGATAACTATGGATATAATCTTATAGTAAGAACAAACAATGGCGTCATGGTTTCTATTGCTGGCAATGCCGGCTCTAGCTTACCTAAGAAGTTTAGAGCATACTTATCTAAAACAGACAACAAAGAATTGAATAAGAAAAAAGAAGAATTATATGCGACACTAAGAGAAGTGTATGGTCTACCAGATAACGCCTTCACACAAAACGGCAGAGAATATTTTATGGACACTGGCAAGCCTTCATTGACACTTACCGGGAGTAACGCAAAAGAAAAATTAGATAGCTTCTTTAAGTTACTGCCCCACATTGAGAATATGGGTAAAGTGGCATATAGAGCGGCTGGCGGATCATCCAAAGAACTAGTTAGTAGAGTTAGCACACCAGCTAGATACTATATAGGCGCCGCCTCATTGATTTTCATCGCTACTCGATTTGGTCTACCGCATTTAATGCCAAGAGGCGACGGTGATTCTGGCACATTCGATATCAAAAATGAATTCATCACTGTCGGCATCACTGATGCTGGTTATGCTGATTACGAAGCTGGTCGACCACCGTACTACGAACACGCCGTTCCAGTAAATGTCATTAAGAAGGCTGCTATTGAAATGGTTAAAGAAAACAAGAGTGGCAAATTAATGGATGAAGAATTGATTATGAAAATCGCAACCATGATTAAAAGAAATCTATTGATTGTGCGTACTGGTCACGCAGAAAGTGCTGAGATGGACAAAACACACCAGCAGACTATGCCAGAACCATGGGACCCGTTGACGGGTGACCCACTAAAGAGATTCACTGACCTAAGTATTAAAGTTCATCCAATTGGCGGCGGCAAAAGACTTCGTGAATCATCAAAGTAAAAAAGGAGCCAGTGGCTCCTTTATTCTTTACTACGAGCCTCATCAGCCGCTACCTGTAGTTCAAAGTTGACCTCGTCAATATCAAACTCGGGTTCATCTACAACGATATACTGAACCGGTGATACTCCCAAGTCAGCAATATTCCCTGTCTCTAATTCCAGGCCAGTGACCAAATCTTTAATGCGTCCCATTTATTCTCCTAGAGTAGTTAGCATTGCGGCAGGTACTTTCCAGCGTCCGGTGGCGGTACTTACCGTAGCGAATTTCAGTGCCATCTTTTCAACACGACCAGTCACAACTTGACCGGTGCGTGAGTTTGTGAATTTTACATTAGTACCCACTACCAGTGAGCGGCGATTAGTTTGCGTGATTTGACTCCGAGCGAACCTGATAGCATCCGCAATCTTGTTCAATTCGTCATTAGTGAGATTACCAGCAACGATTTCACGGGTGATAGTAGCAACAGACATTAGGTCTCCTTAAGCGAGGTTGAGTTGAACAGGCATACCTTCCCAGGTACCAGCAAGACCAACAGCACATTGGCCAGCCGCACCAGTACCAGAGCGGGTGAATTCTAGGGCATCAAGCGCCTTTTGTGTAGCGGCGTTACATTTCATAAAGTCACCAACACCGGCACGAATCTGTTTGGCGGTAGCATAGAACGACACTTCGCCAACAATAACACGAAAACGCTGGGTTTGTTTGAATCGCTTGATAGACATTTGATGCTCCGTTTAAGTTTCAATACAAGTATTGTAGCAGGTTTCCGATTTAATGTCAAATTATCGGCGCATATTGGCCAAGTCTACCGCATCTTGCTCACGGAACACGGGCACGGCATTAGACTTATGTAGCTGGCCAATGCCCAGCATTTCGGTACCAGTGTACATGGTCACGGGCTTCGCAGTAGCCACTCCCATACCATCACCACGACTAGGAATAGCACGACCAGTTTCGCGGCCCGAAGGCGCCGATAGTTTGTATGTCCATGCTTCATTTGACTTTACCTTCACAGCAGGCGCCCACTTAGCATTGAGTGCGTCCCATGCGGCATCGTTCTCACGAGCCAGACGAGCAGCCTCGGCAGACTTATAGGTGCGCTTTTTACGTGGCTTCATTGATCCACCACGATTGATTATCTGTGTCATATTACGCCTCGTAAGAGCGGTTACGGTGTTTGTCGTTGCGCTTATAAGCCTTAGCTTTAGCTACTCGTTTAGCACGATACGGACCGTCACGATCCAGCATCGCCTGAGCCACCATGTCACGCGGTTTGACTGATTTTAATGTAAAACTAATCACTTCACGCTTCATGGCGTCTCCTTCCTAAACAACTAGATATATTATAACACAGATGGTATTTATTGTCAAATCTTAGAATCGTATCACCTGGCTAGGACCGCTCCATTGCGGAATAGTGATGCTTCCAAATGCTGAGAAATCAAAAGACAGAGTGTCACTATCCTTACTAGGTCGGCCATTCTTTTTAACTTCTGGTTCTGTTAATAGATTCTCGGTATTACCGTAGTGAATAAGGCCAGTTTTAGTAGGGATAATACGACCGCCTGTTGAAGATTGGATTGTCATTGTAGGCCTTGTTTGTTAGTGTGGGTTAATTATAGCAGGAGGGTGATTTATTGTCAAATTATTCGACAGTGTATGGCTTTTTCCAAGAACCGATATTCACATCTACATACCAGCCCACATCAAAGTAATCTGATTGAATATCGGAGTTATCGTGATTGCCGCGGTTCATTACGGCGAACACTTCCGTGAGGAACTTGAGTGCGTTGCCGTTGAAATGCTCCTTGAACCAGTAAGGATTGACGTCCAGGCTCTTATGTTTACGAATGTATTCCACCTGGTCATCGGACATACGACGGCCAATAGAGGTGGAATTAGTAGAGATAAAGTTCTCAATAAAATCAATACGACCAGACTTAATATTGAGTACAAAAGTACTATGATTGCGGACTGCTAGGGAGCCTTTAACTTTGTACTTTTTGAGAATTGCCTTGACCAGTGGTGCCAGTTCTGTTTTGCGCTCTTGGTTGAAGTAAGCCATTTCGTTTCCCATTTAAGTTTCAATACAAGTATTGTAACTGGTATCTTATTTTCTGTCAAATCTTCGAGTCGATAAGTAACACATGATTGTACTTTTCAACGATAGTCCATTTTATCCTAACCGCAGTGTAGGTGTATACAGAATAGCAACAGTTCTTCGCAGAGCCGGTTGTGAAGTAGAAGTGATTGATTTTTTAAGAGCATGGGAGTTAGATGGTCCTAAACAGTTCTTCAAATACTTAGACACTATCAAAGAAGTAGAATGGTGGGGATTCAGTAGCAAGTTCCCACTGACACCTGGTTTGATAATGGGTTCAACCCTACAAACAAAACTAGGTCAATCGGATGCTTTCTATTCATTTTCAACTAAAGAGTTTGAACAACGCTTAATCAATTACATCAGAGGTAGAAATGGCACGATTGTTGTAGGTGGTCCTAATGCTTACCCACTAAGAAAAGTAATACCAGCTACTCACGCTGATATCTTATGTGATGGTTATGCTGACAATGGTGTACTTGCTATCCATGACCACATTATCAATCGTGGCCCACTAGTGTACGAGTGTGAAGGCTCATTCAAGATAGTAGATTGTAACAAAGACTACGGTGATATCGATTTGTCTAACATCGATGTTGACTACGATAACACTGACTTCATTGGTTCTGACGAAATGTTCCCTGTTGAAATCACTAGAGGATGTATCTTCCAGTGTGCGTTCTGTACTCATACTCATACGGGCAAGAAAGCAGGTACGTACATTCGTAGTAAAGAGAGTATCAAAAAGGATATTGTCGACCGATACGAAAAGTACGGTAGCTTACAGTTCTCATTTGTCGATGATACATTCAACGACAGTATCGAAAAGATGGAGATGATTGCCGAGATTCGTAGAGAGACTGACATACCATTCAAGTTCTGGAGTTACGGCAGACTAGACTTACTACGCTCTCAACCTCGCATGGTTGAATTGATTGGTGAGACTGGATGGAGTAGTGTTACATTCGGTGTAGAAACATTCAATCGTAGCAGTGGTAAAGCAATCGGTAAAGGTGCTGACCCACAAAAGTTAAAAGACTTCCTCATCAAACTCAGAGAAACATATCCTGAGTTATTAGTTAGAGTGAACATTATCATTGGCTTACCTGATGATACTGAGGAGAGTGCGACAGATACAGTTCAATGGTTCTTAGACAATCCTGGAGTAGCAGATAAGGTGTCAATCAAGCCACTCGGTATTTCTGAACGAGGCAGTAGACGAATCATTGGTAAGATTGGTGAGAACATTGCTCACTATGGCTACAAGGAACTACCAGAGAAGAGTACTCAGAATATATCAGCGCAGACAATCAACTGGGTCAATAAGAATTCCATGACACAGGAAGATGCTACTCGGATAGCAAAGAGATTACGCAATCTAATCAAGCAGGATCATAACAAGACCTCTATCCATTCTATGGGCCGTGGTATGATGGTAAGCGAAGATGGCGAGTCTAAGATATCAGAAGAAGACAAGCAACGAATTGTTGCTTATCTCAGAGCCAAGAAGCAATCAAGAGGGATTTAATACATTGGCCAGTCTATCTTGTAGTTTGATAGGTGGTGCTCATAATAACTCTTATCTGCTGTTAGGCGATAAATCTTGTTGTAGTTTTCATCAAGGCCAATAGGATGTTCCTGTGAGTGTGCTACTAAATTATTTAGACTTTCTAATTTAGTCTTGAAATGAAACTGCCAATCATTCTTTGTTAATTCATATATGTATTGACGTTGTGTGTGCTTATAGCTTTTGATAGTGTTACGAATCTTAGTGCCGTTATTGTTATTGACCATACTCCATTGTTGTATCTCATGGCCGTTAAACCAATTCACTGATTTATCTAGTGACTCACGTACTGGTATAGTATTGTTATAAAACATACTACAGCGCACACTACAATGTAAGTACTTGACATTGAAGATTAGCCACCAAAAGAAGTCATGTAAACTATTCACTGGTATGTTTTGGGTATTGATGTTGTGTACATACTTAGAATAGAGTAGAGATCCGAACTTATAATCATTCTTTCCCTGTAGAAACTTGATGATAATTTCTCTGTATCTACTGTAGTGTACGTCACCATCTGAGATTTTATCTCTAATAGCTAATAAATTTGATCTTACCTCCGGACTGAAATCCTTGATAAGACTATTGTAAGAATGATATAACTGTAGTCCTAGATGAGTACCGAAAATAGCATCCCCCTCGTCACCGGTTATAGGTTGCCAACCATCAGTTATTAATCTATCATATCGTTGTGTGACACTATCGAACACTGTGAATTTATTATGAATAAATCTGGTGTAAAAATCATAATTCTCTAATAGGGAATGGACACTGGCATTTACTGCTACTGATTGTTGTTCTTCTTTATTTAAGTTTTTAATCAATGCTGTCATAATAGCAGTACTGTCCATGCCGCCACTGAATAGTACAACAAATTTTTCACCTTTGTGGATTCTTGCTTTAATCTCCAGTGCTCTACGATCCATAACATCAGAGAAACTCAAACTAAAGTTTGGATCATATGTTGGCATCACAAAGTCAGGAATCATCTTGGAAGGCCATGGCAAACTCCATTCTCCCTCATTCCGAGAAATAAATCTATTGTCTCCGAACCTCTCTGCTACATAGAACATGAATCTAGAATCATAAGACATATCAGCGAGTATTTCTGTCCAAAATGATCTACCAAAACTGATAGCCATGGCGCCCTCAAAGCGAATATTCTGATAAAAAAGAGCAGTATCTAAATTCATCTTACTAATACTTCGCGGATTTTATCACGTATTTCTAACATTCTTTTTGAATCGGAATTATTCCATATTCCCTCAATATTATTCTTTGCTTCTTCTATTGAATTACTAACATACATTACTCTCTTTAACTCATTTAAGATTCCCTCGTCGTACATGCTATTATCATAACGAGAAGTTTTACCATTAATGATCTCGGGATCAAAAAATTCATCTGAGAAAGTTTTAGTGTCGAACTCAGCACCAAATAATTTGAATATATGAATGAAAGTCATTTGTTCATGGACAAAATCAGTGTATTCTTTCAACTTTGATATCATTTTTTCTGTCTCTGGTTCATCTATATCTTTCACTGGTCCAACAAATGTGAACTGAAGTGGGTTTTCAATAATTCTAGTGATTGGTGTTTGACCCTTAACTAGAATAGGTGAGCCTGATTTGTTTGAACCTGATTTATCAAAAATCATATATTCCATACAATTAAGATTGTTCATACCATTCGTGTTGTTTGGAGTAGCATAAACAACCGTAGCAATCTTAGATGATAGAATATTTGCTGTTTCAAAAGTGATATTGATATCTACATCATCTACCAGCAAAAATCTATCAATGATTGACGCATAGATTACATTCTTTCGTCTTGCGCCAGTGTTATCAAAATAAAATGGGTTCATACTGTTACTCGGGTCTTACTAGGCTTAACAATGTTCAGTATCATTCGACGGCATGCTTCTACTTGCTCGTCATCTTCCTTCAAGTCATGCTCTTGTAAGACTTCTAAACATTGTTCTAATTCGGTAGTCTCTGTTGGTGTGTTGTAGTCACTGACTTCAACTACGGTCATTAAACAGAAGCCGAAGAAAAGTAGGACAAAAATCCATACTTTTCTACGTTCATTGCTTTGTAGTTCGTTTATGTCCATAGGGCGTGTCGAACCTTAACTAATCGAATCATCATTTGTTCGTCTTCACGTTCGTATTGTGCTTCAATTTTATGTAACATTTTCAACGAACGATTACTCATCTTCTTGAGTTCAGGTGTAGTCTTACTGCCGAATAGTCGACCGTCGTTGAGTTCACGTTGACGTTCACAGTACTCGCTCCAGCCACTTGCTTCATGTGGATCAGGACGAAGAGGGCGAACTTCGGTCCACCACTTGTACAAGTCATACACTTCACGGGCACGAACGGCTTGTGGTGTAGGCTTGCCAACTTTATCGGCGGGGATATCTTGATCAGGATATTCCCGATCGAGTGTCAACTCCATTTGCCACTTCAAATTATCGATACCGGCTTGAGGACAACGCCATAGACGCATATTCCACCAACCGAATCTCCACCATGGCGCTTTGTACTTAGGACGATCCTCCGCATTCCAAGCAAGATGCCACCAGGCTAGCTCCACTTCAACAAAATCAACCAGCTCATTGAATAAGCAAGGCAAAAAGCGGTTCCCCACGTCACACCACTGGCCAGGTTTAATATCCCGGGAATGAGCGGTAAGACTATGAGTACGAGAAATAAAACGGTTATTGACATAATATTTAATTGCGTAAAGTAAATCTACCGGAGCATAGATGTATCGCTGAAGGTGATCGAGACCTTCTTCTGCTAACCAGTGACGAACAGGATACTTCTTTTTTGCTTCGGTTTCCCAATCGTGCCATTCATCACTAGTACCACATTCAAGTTTAGGTGTACCACGAAGCCAGTCAGCAAACTTAGAGCAAGTCCAGTAATGATTACGCATTTCAGTCGTCCCCACCAGGTGCTACGCCAATGATTTGTAGCAAGTTAACAAAGATATTGATAAAGTCAAGATACAGGTTAAGTGCGCCCATGATTTCGATGGCATAGTCATCGCCTTCCATGAGTTGTTCACGAATAGTTTGTGTATCGTAAGCAGTGAATCCCAAGAAGATAACAATAGCAATAGCACTGATGACCATTTGAAAGATGGTACTGCCGATAAAGATATTGATAATACTAGCAATGATGATAGCGATTAGAGCAATGAATAAGAGTGGACCAAGTTCGGTCAAGTCTCGCTTAGTAAAGTAACCAACGATACTCATTGTGCCGAATAAGACAGCGGCACCCATGAATGCGGTAAATATACTACCTAGTGAGAATGTAACAAAGATAGAACTCAGTGCTACACCCATAAGAGCGGAGAAGCCAGAGAGTACGGCAAATGCTCCGCCGAATCCAATGCCTGAACTAATAAGCGCTGGTACCATAAACGAGAAGCCTAAGATGCCGATGAAGAGTGCGATTTGTACCCAGCCCTGTGTGAGTACTGCCATTGCGGCTGGTGAAGTGCCTAGTGTGTAACTAACAATCATACTGATGATAGTTGCGATAGCCATGTGACTATACACACGAGCCATAGCGTTGTTAATGTCGCTAGCGGTTCTACTGAGAGTTTCTGTAAACATAGTTTTTCCTTTAAAGAATAAATGAGACGCCGACCGCAATCAGCGTTAGGTAGGTAACATTATACAACACCGCGTGGTTATTGTAAATGATTTCGGACATACTCCGCCCGTGGCGGTGTGGACAATCTCTGCCCTGTCGGCAGTCGTTATTACAGCAGGTCATACTACGCATACTCCTGCGATAATGATGTAGATGAACTGGTGTGCCATCTGGTCTAGACCAAGATGATTCCAGAATTTAGGATCAGTCATATCACGGCAACCCCAATTCATTTTTGCCCAGTCAATGTGGTAGTGCGTGACCGCATCAAAGATGGCCATAATTAAGGCAAAGAACCAGTATGATAAACCAAATACCATACTAAGCACAATGAATGTGCCTAGTCCGTGTGAACCAGCATGGATAAGACCACCTGGATGACCGTATGTACCCTTGTTGCGCCACTGATACTCGACCTGTAGCGGGAAGTCAACTACATAATGTTTGACTTGTAGCACCATGAGTACTAAGAGTGCGATTAGGTTATTGTCCATGATTGCTCCTTATTTGAGTGGCTTGATTTGTTTATGGGTCATAAACAGGATATTCTTAACTACACCGGCTTCCATGATGGGCAAGTCAAGATGTACAGAGATACGAGGATGGGCACCATCAGGACAACTATCATTGCCGACAGTGCCGCGAATAGGAATCTTACCCCAGTGTCCTTGAACTCGGTCGCCGATTTGATACTTGGCTACATATGCTGTCCGTTCAAAATAATCTTTTAAGTTGCTCATGTGTGCTCAATGTGTTTAATGCCTGATGCCTTAATTGCTGACTCGCAAACTGGACAGGGCTTTGCTAATAGGAGGTCTCCGTTACGACCAATTCTGTATACTTCAATCTTGTGTGCCTTGGAGAGGTCACGACATCTAACAATAGCGGCGATTTCAGCATGTAAGAATTGTTTCTCTGGAAGTCCCACCTTGTTAGCATATTTAGCTTGAAGCGGATGAGTTTTAACATAACTGTTTTTACCGATAGAGAGAACCTTGCCTCGCTTGTCGTAGATAATAGCAGTGATATCTTGGAGTGAACTCATTTGTAGAGTACGCCTAATTTGTCGCAAGCGTACATCTTTAATTCATGGTCACAGTCAAAGTAGTAGCCACGCTCAATCATATCTAGCGTGTACCACTTGTTGAACATGAATGCTAGAATTAGTTGAACGAACGGAATCAGTGGACCACTAAGCACAAAGATGATAAAGTGATACAGAGCATAGCGGTAGTGTCCGCGAAGCAGTGGTACGAAAAAACCGAAGAAGAGATAGGTCCATGAGAAGCCGACGAAGCCGTCCTTGTAGATGCCATTCCTAGTGTGACGCATTTGTACGGTGATTGCCATAGAATTCCTTTTAAGTATATGTATATTATAGCAGGAAGGTGATTTATTGTCAAATTATTCGTCGTGGGAGAACCATCTGGCCTTAATCTGACGCAGAATCTCAATAACTTCCTCATCAGTCAACTCATGGTCCATAGTCTCGTCTAGAGAATTGATTGACCACTCGTCATTCTCAACATCATACCAGGCATAGACACACACCTCATCGGCTGGTCGGTGAATCAAACACCATGGAGACAATTCGTGAGGTGGGAACTCAAAGTCTTCGGTGCCGCTATCACGGTGAATAAACACGCAATAAGATTCCATGTTCTTATTACCACGCTCCACATAGCGATACTCACCGTTCTCGTCTTCGTCTTCTAGGTCACCGTGACCATCAAATATGATTTTGACTGCGGGAATATCACTAATGTCTTCACCAATCTCTAGGTTATCACGGTCGATCCATGCTACATCTAGTAGCGATTGAACTACCTCATAGTACAAGTCGTAATCTAGTTCTTCCATTATTTCACCCAATGAGTTATAAATTCAGCAACAACTGCTGGCTTCTCCACACCTTCAATCTCAACTGTAAATTCAAAGTGAATGTTAGTGCCCGAACCCTTGTCTTCAATATCAAGTAGTTTGATGTGAGCACGAACACGACTATCGACAGGAATTGGTGACATAAATCGCACCCGATTGTATCCATAGTTTAGTGTGCGTGACGGACGAGCGAGTGGTAGTTGTGGCTTCAATGAACGCAACCATTGGGGAAAGAATCCCACAATCATTAGTGCGTGTGCTAATGTCTTACCACCCGTCTTCTCGATATCCACATGGATCCATTGATTGTCGCCAGTTAATTCGGCGAACCCGTTAATCATGTCCTGAGTGATTGTTCGCCAGTCGCTTGTGCCGACCATATCGCCTTTATTCAACATCTTTTTCTTTCTTTAATGCTCGGTTAATAAGCAAAAATATTAGCACACTTTCAATTATGAACCATGTGACTAGTCCAACAGTGAGACTGGCAGTCTTACTACCCGCTATCATACCAATCAATACTGAAAAGGCTAATATGAGTATCAGTGTCTGCCAGAAATCACGGCCGCTCATATCACTCTCTCCGCTCAATCACGCGGTCAGCCAAGCCCCACTGAACTGCTTCTTCGGCTGATAGGAATGTGTCGAACTTCATAGCTGAGAACATTTCTTCGTAGGTTTTACCGGCAGTGTTGTGCTTGACATACAACTTGGTAAGTACTTCATTGACACGCTGAGATTCTTCAAACGAACGCTTAGCATCTTCGAATTGTAGTTCTTGTACATGAACGCTACCCTTGGTGCCGGGCGTACCAGAACTAACACGGTGAATCATAGTACGACTCTGTGGCAGTACCAAACGCTTACCGGCAGTGCCAGCTTGTGCCAAGAATGAGCCCATAGAACACGCTTGACCCATAACGATAGTTGATACATCACACTTGATGAACTGCATGGTATCATAGATTGATAGACCAGCACTAACACTACCACCAGGTGAGTTAATGTAGAAGTTGATATCCTTATCCGGATTCTCGGCCTCTAAGAATAGCAACTGTGCTACGATAACAGATGCCGAACGCTCGTTAACATCATCATGTAGCATAACTACACGGTCACGAAGTAGACGGGAATAAATGTCGTAAGAACGCTCACCTTTAGAGGTTTGCTCGACTACCATTGGGATTAAACTCATTTTACTTTCACTTTCTTTGCGGTTGGTTTTTGGGTTTGTGGTTGATTAGGATACGCAATCTTATCACAGATGCCTAGTTTGAGTGCTTCGTTAGCATCTAGCCAACGGTCTTGCGCGGGTAGTAAGAACTCTTTGATTTTAGCATCGCTTAGATGCGTACAGCTACGATAGTGTTCGAGCATACGCTTTTGTGTTAGGTCATACTCACGCACTGTTGCGAATAGTTCGTGCGCTTTGCCCTCGTTTGCCCATGAGAACTGATGAGAGAGAATAGATGTGTTCGGTGTCAATACACGACGACCTTTAGTGCCGGTCATAAAGATTAGTAAGCCACTTGATGCGATTTGACCTAGGCCGACCGTTTTGATTGGGATGTTGCTTGAACGCATCACATCGATAAGAGCGAATGCTGAGGCTAATTCACCACCCTCACTACAAATCATTAACAGTAACTCTTGCTTACGTTCGGCAACTGGTACTACATAGTTTTGTTCAAGGATCCATTCGATGACAGGCGCAATACTATCCGCATCAACTTCGTCCATGAATACATACATACCACAGTCTTGTAGTGATGGCAGACCGCCGCCACCCTTATCGCCAATATCGTCACTTGCCATAGGTGTCCTTGTTTTAGTCATAGAGTCTATTATACACGAGACAGAATGAAAACACAAGTCTTTTTGGAGAAATATTTTGACCAAATGCGAGGGGTCTAAATATTACTAGTTCAACCTTAAGGAGAAATAAAATGGAACTATTCATCGGAATCGCGGCTATCGTCATCATTGGCGCAGTCATCTATGTTCGCAACAATCGTGCGGAAGTGGAACGTGCTGAGGCAGCGGCATTTACTGCGGCGGGTGAGCCGCCAGCAACTGTTGTGGTGCCTGTCACCGAATCTGCAACTGTTGTGGTAGAAGGAGCTGGCGCAGTAACTATACCAGCTAAGTCAGCAAAGAAAAAGGCACCAGCAAAAAAGCCATCTGCCAAGAAAACTTCTACTACCCAAGCTACTAAGCCTAAAGCAACAAAAGCACCTGCTAAGCCACGTGCCAAGAAGCCAGCCGCTATTAAAGCTCCAAAGTAATTGGTTTAACCAATCAATAAAAAACCGGCCTTTGTGCCGGTTTTTTATTACATCATTACCATCAAAATAAATAATCAACTATGCTAAGAGAAGTAGACAAAGACTTAAAGTTCGAAGAGAACAAATTTAGGAATAAAGTTGCGATAATTGACTATCACGATAATCCTCTTGGTATACCGCGATCAATTACCTTCAGACAACTATCATTTTATAATAGTTCTGTTGCTAGAAAATTACTATCATCTGGTTACAAAGAGGGAGATAGAATAGCAATCGTGGGCCTAAATTCATTTAAATTTGTAGCAGTGTATCTAGGTGCCAGATTAGCTGGAATGACTCCTGTGGTTATTAACCACAAGTTATCAAAATCACAAATAGAACATGTTATCAATCACAGTGAATCAAAATTGGTATTTCATGATGATGAGTTCTTATCTTTACTGCCTGATTCTATAGACAAAGTTAACTTTAATAAATTTGATAGATGGGTTGAATTTAGAACTGAAGTTATGAGATATGAATATGATGGTGAAAGGCTAGCTCTTATGCTCTATACTAGTGGTTCAACGGGTTCACCGAAATGTGTTGCTATAAAAACAAAAAACAGAATATGGGGTGTAAAAAGTTTAACTGGATATCCTGTCACCGCACGATCAATCCTAGCTCAACCATTAAGTCATATTAATGGATTAAATGCTCTTGAAGCTAGTCTAATGAATAAGTCTTCGATTGTTATTACTCCAAAATTTTCAGTTGAATCGTATCGACATGCCATTTTTGATAGTAACGTATCTCGTGTTGTTGCTATTCCTCCGATGATGGCCATGCTATTAGAGGATGAAAAAAATATGCATGATATGAAACATTCAAATGTCAAACTAGTCACTCTATCCGGGGCTCCTACTAGTGAAGGTTTGTATGATAGAATAGCAAAAGCTTTCCCTCAGGCGGTAGTTCGTGTTGCTTATGGTATGAGTGAGATAGGGCCTGGAGTATTTACCATTCATAAGACACTACCTACACCTAAATTATCAGTCGGAATACAACGTGATGATCTTCAATACAAAATGATTGATGATGTCTTATGGATTAAAACTCCAGGATTATTCAGTGGGTATTACAAAGATTCAGAGAAAACACGTTCCGTGTACGATGACGATGGATTCTTCAACACCCGAGATAAATTTAGAATAGATGAAAATGGATTCTACTTCTTTATTGGTCGTGCTGATGATATGTTTGTTAGTGGTGGTGAGAATATCTATCCTGGCGAGGTGGAGGAGATTCTTAACAGTCATCCATGTGTTAGAGAATCTTGTGTTATTAGTTTAGAAGATGACATCAAAGGCACAAAGGCATATGCTTTTGTCATTATGGATGGCGAAGCAACGGAAAAGGAAATCATGGATTACTATGCCACACATGGACCAGCCTATCAAATTCCTCGTAGAATCTGGCCACTCGAAAGATTTCCACTAACACACATTAGTAAAGTAGATAAGCGAGAGTTAGTTGAACTCGCTAAAAAATTATTAGAAGACTCAGAGGAACAATAAGTAAGATATGAATACTTTCTCAAGACTACAAAATTTAAGCGGTAAAGCGGCTGTCATCACTGGTGTCGCGGGGCAAGTTGGCTTTGCTACGGCTATTAGATTGGCCGAACAGCAATGTAGAATAATTGGTATTGTTAGAAGCAAAGAGCAAGAAGCAATAGACAGATTTACTACATTACCAAATCAACACCTTAACCATCAGGTACTTGTTGCTGATGTGACTGACTCTAGTACACTAGAAGCGATTCGTAGTAAAATAGATCGCTGTGATATTCTAGTGAATAGTGCTGGTATCACCAAGAATATCTTTCCTGAATTCACAGATCAGCTAACAGATGAGATTTTCGATTCAATCGTTACTACTAACTTACGAGGTACATGGGCATGTATTCGAACATTCTTGCCTCTACTTCGTGCTACAGGCGACGGGTTGATTGTAAATGTATCGAGTACATCTGCCGAACGTAGTGGCAGAGGTAACGTAGCATATGCCGCTTCTAAGGGTGGGGTGAATATCATGACAAAGACATTGAGTCGAGTACTTGCTCCAGATGGCGTTCGCATCGTCGCGGTGGCTCCAGGATTTCTAGAGGAATCTACAAGCGGCGTTCAGAAGAGTAAAGCAATGACTGAGAAACAAGCGGCGAGTGTACCGATTGGCCGTATTGGGTATGGCGATGACATCGCTAGTACAATAGAAGCTCTATGTACCCATATTCGTTATGCTAACGGGAGCATTATTTTAGTTGATGGAGGCAGAACAGTATGAAGACGATTCTTACTTGCGCTATTACAGGCGCCGGAACTACTCCAGAACAAACACCATATCTACCAATTACACCACAGCAAATAGCGCAATCGGCATTAGAGGCTGCCGATGCTGGCGCAGCCGTTGTACACATTCACGTTAGAGACTTAGTAACAGGTAGACCATCTATGAATTTGGACTACTACAAAGAAACCTTAGATATTATCAAGGCTAAGAACACTGATGTGCTAATCAACCTAACAACTGGTCCGGGCAGTACCGGTCCTGCTGATGTTGTATTTGGTAACAAGTATCCTAACTTTCAACCAGCTGAGAATCGTACTCGTCATGTCGTAGCACTTAAACCTGATATCTGTTCACTAGATTTGAATACAATGAATCGTGGACCTAAGCAGATTACAGTAAACACTATTGATACTTGTCGTCAGATGATTAAGCTAGTTCAGGCAGCTGGAGTTAAGCCTGAACTGGAAATCTTTGATAGTGGTGATATGGCTATTGCTAAAATGTTTATTGAAGATGGTACACTTACTGGCACCCCTCTATGGCAAATTGCTACTGGTGTTAAATGGGGCTGGATAGGCACACCTGGTACCCTAGAGTACGCTAAGTCATTACTGCCTCGTGATGCTATTTGGTATGCGTTCGGCACAGGTGCGGCCGAAATGCCATTCGTTGCCCTATCTACAATCAGTGGCGGTCATGCTCGTGTAGGTTTAGAAGACAATATTTACTTAGAGAAGGGTGTATTAGCAAAGACTAACGCCGAGTTAGTAGGAAAGGCAGTACGAATTATAAGAGAACTGGGTAATGAACCGGCCACTCCTAGTGAAGCAAGACAAATATTACAGTTGGGCAAATAAATAAGGGACCGCAAGGTCCCTTATCGTTGTCTCCTCGAACTATTATTCAGATTCGATTTTTACTTTTAGTGGATAGCCTTGATTCTGGGCATCAAGTGTTACCTCAATACCCTTCTGCTCGGCAATCTCGTGAGGTAGTACGGCCACAACAGCACTACCACTTACATGAATCTCCTGTGTAATATCGATAGCACTAGATTCAGTGTGGTCGAAATAGTCTACCAGGCTACTGACAACGAAATCCATCGTTGTTACATCATCATTTAGATAGATGACTTTGTACATCTTTGGATTACGAAGTTTTAAATTTGGTTTGATTGTTACTTTTGTTGCTGTGGACATACTTCCTCCATTGTTATAATAATATTTATTATACTATCAATTAAACTTGATGTCAATGCTCTTTGGAGCATGACTTTCCGGAACAATTCGCTTGAGGCCGATACTGAGTATGCCGTTCTCGACTTTTGCTCCTTGAACTTCCACATGCTCAGCAAGAGTGAATTCCTTTTTAAAAGAACGATCACTAATGCCTTTGTGTAGATATTCAACTGGCACATCGAGTTGTGGTTTCTCGCCGGTAATGGTCAAGATGTTGCGGGCAACTTCAATGCCAACCTCACCTTCGCCAAAACCAGAGACTGCTAACTGAATCACAAAGTCATCCTCGTCTAACTTAATAATGTTATATGGAGGATAGTTTGTCTGTTGTGACTCAGTTATACGCATCAATTCAGCCATCATGCCATCGAAGCCGATACCGAACTTGTGTACGGTAGGGATATCAAGTGCTCTGAGAGTTAGTGTACGACCGGTCATCTTACACCTCCTTAACTTCGGCTTCAACTACGCCATCGTCTTTTGCTTTAGCAGATTCAGCGTCAGCGTCAGCTTGGGCTTTCTTGTTGATTTCAGCGTAGATAGGCGCGGCTGCTTCGTAGACTTTAGTAAGTGCGTTGTTGATAGCTTCTGGGTCTTCACCCTTCATTGCTTGCTCTAGGGCACTGACAGCATCATCAAAGTTAGCACGGTCTTCGTCACTAATCGTTTCTTCTGCCGCATCACGCTTGAGGTTAGCTAGTGCGCCCTCTGCTTGATTACGTGCTTCGATTAGTGTGCGTTGCTTCTTATCAGCTTCGGCATTTAACTCAGCGTCTTTGACCATTTGCTCGATTTCAGCATCAGTCAAGCCACTATCTGATTTGATAGTGATGTTGTTTGCTTTGCCAGTGCCCTTGTCTGTAGCACTAATCTTCATAATGCCGTTAGCGTCGATATCGAATGTAACTTCAATCTGTGGTTGACCACGACGAGCGGGTGCGATACCATCTAGTTTGAACTCGCCTAGAAGTTTGTTGTACTTGAACAACTCACGCTCACCCTGTGCTACTTTGATATCAACTGCTGGTTGATTGTCTTCGGCAGTAGAGAATGTTTGTGACTTCTTGGTAGGGATAGTAGTGTTCTTCTCAATCATCTTAGAGAATACACCGCCCATAGTTTCGATACCTAGCGATAGTGGGGTAACGTCAAGTAGTAGAACGTCGGTACGATCACCTGCTAGTACACTACCTTGAATAGCGGCACCTGCGGCAACTGCTTCGTCTGGGTTAACATCCTTACGTGGTGCTTTACCGAACAACTTCTCAACTGCTTCTTGTACCTTAGGCATACGGGTCTGACCACCGACCAAGATAACTTCGTCAATGTCACTGTTACTTACGCCAGCATCCTTCATAGCAGTGCGGCATGGTGCTAGTGAACGCTCGATTAGTTCGTCAACTAGTGATTCGAACTTAGCACGAGTTAGCTTCACGTTGAGGTGCTTAGGACCACTAGCGTCTGCTGTAACATATGGTAGGTTAACGTCAGTCTGTTGAGAAGATGATAGTTCAATCTTGGCCTTCTCAGCCGCTTCTTTGAGGCGTTGTAGTGCGAGTACATCTTTACTCAAGTCTACACCACTTTCTTTCTTGAACTCAGTGATGAGATAATCCATGATACGTTGGTCGAAGTCTTCACCACCTAAGAAGGTGTCACCGTTTGTACTTAGAACTTCGATTTGCTTATCGCCGTCGATATCCGCGATTTCAATGATTGATACGTCGAATGTACCACCACCAAGGTCGTAAACAGCAACTTTGCGGTCACCTTTAGTAGCTTTATCAACGCCATACGCAAGAGCAGCCGCAGTAGGCTCGTTAATAATACGGAGTACTTCCAAGCCTGCGATTTTGCCAGCGTCCTTAGTCGCTTGTCTTTGGCTATCATTAAAGTACGCAGGTACTGTGATAACTGCCTGAGTAACTTCATGTCCTAGATAATCCTCTGCTGTTTGTTTCATTTTACGTAACACTTCCGCACTGATTTGTGGAGGTGCTAGTTCTTTGTCTTGTGCTTTTACCCATGCGTCACCGTTCTTTGCTTCCATGATAGCATAAGGCATTAGGTCAATGTCCTTCTGTACCGCGTCTTCTTTGAACTTACGTCCAATTAGTCGCTTAGATGCGTAGATAGTGTTTTTGGGGTTTGTAACGCTCTGTCGTTTGGCTGATGCGCCAACTAAGATTTCGTCTGGTGTGTATGCTACGATACTAGGTGTGGTTCTTGCGCCTTCACTGTTCTCGATTACTTTGACTTGACCGTTTTCAATAACGGCTACACACGAATTTGTTGTACCGAGGTCGATACCGATTACTTTGCTCATATTTTTCTCCTTAAAAAGCAAGATTTTAATTGTAGACCCGAAGCATCTACAAAAATATTTATCCCTAGTATCAGGGATAATATGCTACTATTTTACAAGTAGCAATTCTAATTCTTCCAATACTGCTGATGATATGGACCGGATGCTTATAGCATTGACCCATTTATCACAGGTGTTCCCTACACTATGATAATATTTGCCTGGCGAGAATATAATCGCCTCACCTTCACGAATCACGACATCCTCAAATAACACGGCATTATCTTCTGTGAGAGTCGGCACACCATGTCTGCCGCTAGGAGCACTTTGTGTACCAGTTAGTGATTTGTTCAGAGGATTGAATAGTTTCAGTGACAAGTCACCATGACCAACTGGACAGAATAGTATGGTCCATGGAATTTTAATATCTTCTGAATTTATATCACGATGAATTACTGTGGTAGAATATGGTGGTAACCAGGCTTGTAGAGTTGATACTTTATGACGTATTGACAATAAGCCCATCTCCGCTAACCAAGGATTCTGACTATCACCTTCAAATGAGGTAACTGTCATTTCATTACCTGGCCTAGGGCACAGATAATTAACCGGCGGCAGATTTATTTTTCTTACTAGGAACATCTACTAACAATTCAGGAGTATCTACCAACGCTTTAGTGATGGTAATTTTCTTAATGCCACTGTTCTTGTACTGTTGTACGTGGTACATATGATCCAGTAGCACACGCTCAATCTCACTGTGTAAGCCACGAGCGCCAGTCTTCATCTTCAAACAATTCTCTGCGATTTGCTCGATAGCATCGGCTGAGAACTCTAGTTCAATGTTGTCAAGACCCAAGAGGTAAACATACTGGGCGATATAACTGTTCTTTACATCGGTTAAGATTTGAATCAACTGTTCTTTAGACAACTCAGTGATGTGAACACGAGTAGTAAAACGGCCAGTGAATTCAGGAATCATGCCGAATGAAGTCAAGTCGTCTGGTGTCAACTTGCCCATGTACTGTTCTTTTTGCTTGGCTTTGTCTTTGAGTTTACTGTTGAAGCCAATGCCGTGTCCATCTTCACGACGGGCGATAATGTCTTCGATACCAACGAACGCACCGCCAGCGATAAACAGGATATCAGTAGTATCAACTTCAAGCATATCCGAGCCAGGGTTCTTACGACGGCCACTCTGTGGAATGCGGCAGTGTGTGCCTTCTACCAACTTGAGTAGTGCTTGCTGTACACCTTCGCCACTAACATCACGAGTAATCGAAGTTGATTCCGACTTACGGGCAATCTTATCAATTTCGTCAATGAAGATAATACCGCGTTGTGCCCGCTCAATATCACCATCAGCGGCGGCTACCAACCTGACAATCATTGATTCAACATCATCGCCAACATAGCCAGCTTCCGTTAATGAAGTAGCATCAGCAACCACAAACGGAACATCCAAGTACTTAGCAACTGTTTTAGCAAGCAAGGTCTTACCGCTACCAGTTGGGCCTAGTACGAGTACGTTGGCCTTCTGTACAGTTAGATTCTCTGACTTGTGATTGATACGCTTGTAATGGTTAGCAACTGCGACACTAAACACCATCTTAGCACGGTCTTGACCAATGATATACTGGTCTAAGAACGCTTTGATATCATCGGGATATAGTGAACTCTCCTTAACAGCTTGGGCCATATCAGGATCGTCTTTAAGCAAGTCTGTACATAGTTCAATACAGTCGCTACAGATAGCGGTGCCATCGCCAACGATAAGTTTCTTGACGACATCCTTATGCTTGCCGCAGAACGAACACTCTTTAATTTTGTGGATTTCACTCATGTATTTACTTATCTCTTTATTGTAATTGTGTATTTTATCAGGGACATTCTACCCTGTCAACAATTTTAGCATCCACTGAAGTGAATTTAGATACCCAATTGATGAACTTCTCGTCGCTCCAATTCCAATTAGGGCGATTAAGCATGGTGTATGTAATGTGTTTAGTCAGGTTACCATCCACAATGAAGAATGAGCTATCGTTGTTGTAGAATCCAGTAAATTGTTCTACATCACGCTCAGCACTATTCCAGCAGTTTGTATATGGTTTACTTGGTCCATTGAATGTTAATTTCATATTAACCTGTTTATTCAAGGCATTGATCCATGTCTGTTGAACAGTATTGCCCGACCAAACACCGCTGGTATTACTAAATCGTCCTGTGTAAACTTTTACACCATATCGACCATTAGTAGAATTCCATGTACCACTGCGAGTTCGCTCGATAACTTCCTCGAGTGCTGTCAAGTATTCTTTCGAGAATTTGATTTCGACCTTGGTTTCGAAGGCTAATATTCCATTATCACGAGTTACACGAGTACTTACAATTTTTAAGGAGTATGCGGCTCGTGGATAGTCACCCAACACACGATTCATCATAGCCATACCGTCTTCATCAGCCTTACGTTTAGACTGATCTTTTTCCCAATCTTTGCGAATTTGATCACCGTCGATAGATGCACCTTGACCTTGTCCCATAGATAGCGCACGATTAGCAATCTTACTGTCACTAACCCATACATCTACAACTACTTTATTAGTGTTGCTACTAACTACCTTGTAGTCTTCTACCTGGCAACTACTGTAAGTCAATAAATCATCACGAGCAACACTATCTTTGGTGATTTCACGTTCACTTAGTACAACAGTACCGATTGCTTGCTCACACGCACCAGCGAATGCCGCCCGACGAGCTTGAGTTTCATTTTTGCCGGTGCCCTCCATACGGACATAGTAAACATCTTTACTATTCTTTACTACCCACTGACCGATACTTAGGGCGATACTACCAACAGTAGTGATGGGAGACTGTGCTTCTGCCACTAACGCAAATGACAGAAGCGCCACAGTAACGAGGCGCTTCATAAGAGTCTCCTAATTATTGACCGTTGTAAACTGTGTAGGCTTTCTTGGCCATGACTTGATTCTTCTTAGAACAGAAGACTACGGCCGTCATATCCTGACCCTCTGCGCTGAACTTAGTGGTACAGCCCTGGAGCTTAGATGAGGCGAACTGACGAATAGTCTGAGACACACCATATGCGGTATTGTTATCGTTCTCACGATAAGAAAGGTTCTTACTCTGAGTAGATTTTGCCTCGTTTTCAGTCATGGTGACCACATTCTCGGTGTCACCGTTGTCAGTCTTGAGACTATCTTTTGCCTTCTCAATGTTCTTGGCAATAGTAGTAGTGACGATATTGGAATCAATTTTCTCGTTCAGGTAATGAGCGATTTTGGCTTTAGCTTGCGCTTCGGCACGAATCTTGGCAGTGTGTGCGTTAGCGCCAGTGCCGCCGAGCGCAGGTACAGTGACCGTAGCCTCGAATGATACGAACTCACATGATTCGTCACCACCGAACCAGGAACAGTTAGACTCGACTTTCAAGCCATCGTTAAAAGAAGTTTGAAGTTTTTGATTGCGAATTTGTTTATCGGGATTACTATTAAATCCACCGAAGGAGCCACAGGCAGTAAGAATGGAAATAGAGGCAACTGTTGCCAAGGTTTTGAGAGTGCGATTCATGGATTTACTCCTAGAGTTGATTTACGATACTAGTAGTATACTACAGTACCTAATTTATGTCAACTGCCAGTTGATCCAAAATCACTGTTTATCCAAAAACTCGCGGATTGCCTCGTCTTCTGCCTCGGTTAACATTTCCGGTAAGTATTGATTATTGTTTAAGGCATCAATCATGTACTGGACATACGATTCTTCTTGTAAGTAGGAAGTATTCATATTTTTATTAACGTGGATCCATTCACCACCATTGAACTTGAATAGACGATGTGGGCGATTGTCTACACGCATATAGAGGTCACCACTATATGCTTCATTTGGAAAGTCTGAACCAAATTTGAATGAATTTGGAATCTTATCTCCTAACTGTAACACAACTTCTGGATTTGTAGTCTTCAATGACTCCAGACTTGTATATTTTCCATCGAATGTAACGTGACTCGATACTGCTGGATCGAACAGAGGAATTTCTCTGGTGACATTACGTGTTTCGATTGGCGTGATAGATTCAATCATCTGATCGACTTTATCTAAACTATCTGCTAGAGTAGGAGCAACAGCGTCAATCGTCTCTGTGCTATCAACTGATATCTTATCGAATTTTGATACTAATCTCTCATCATCATACACCGAAAGGTCTGGTTCAATCTTAGAATCAAATGTCTCAGTTTCTACAGGCTCAATACTAGGTCCATCAGTCTTTTCTACCACTTCTGGTTCAACCACATTTACCGTAATGGGCTGTTCTTCAACAATAAACTCCTCGTCTGCTTCCGGTTTAGTAGCAACCATAGGCTTAGTGTTAGAGAAGTGCGAGAATGGCCATGTCAGGTACGGATGCTTTTCTAGCATCGTTCTTGTGTCTTCTATCTCAACATCATCTTTATTATCGCCGCTAGTCTCACCGATGGCGTCTCCTTGAGTGTCGTCAGTGAGTTCGGCTGGGCCTTCACTGGCTTGTTCGGCTGCTTCACGGTCGAGTTGTTGGGCGTTTTCACGGGCTCTTTTGAAAAAATCTTCCACATCGTCCATCTTCTCCTGTTCTTGGCGCTCTTCCTCTTCCCTTTCCCAACGCATACTTTGCTGGGCGGCAAGAATGAGTACAAGCGCAAGTGGATCGAATACAGCCACAATCATAATGATTACGAATCTGACTGCCTTTTCAAGTATATTAGTATCGGCATTCTCATCGTAGATAAGAGCCGCTATGTATTTGATAGGTCCTACTTCTGCTTCAATCTTACGGTTCTCGGCGGCGAGTGGAGCACGTTCCTCATTCAGTTGGGTAATCTTCTTTTGTTCGGCTTCGATTTCAGCAAGTAAACGACCACGCTCCTTTTGTTGTGACTTACGAATAGCAACTGCTTTAGCGGCACCATTCTCATCACTACTACGACTCATTAGCTGGTCGACGCCTTCGTCCATTTGCTTGAGTGCCTTACGATTCATCTCGATGTTATCTTTAGAGATTTTGA